AAAAGTCAAAAACTACTAAATCTAATGCATTGAAAAATTTAGCAGAGTCTAATCCTGATATTAAAGAGTCTATTTCGGATATTTTTAGTTCATTTAAAGAAGATTAAATATTATGATATTATTGATTATTTTATGTATTATATTCGCAGGTACGGCTGGATATATGGCTTATAGAGCATATATACTAGCAGGTTTATTAGCTGACATTGAAGATTATTATATAGATGTAGAAAAAACTAACGTTTATATGTATGAACAAATACGAAAATCATATGAAACTATGAAACAGATAGATACAATAGGAGCATTTGAATCAGAAGACGAAGCTGGAACTACTTTTCAAATGTTAAAACAAGTTATTGATGAATTAAAAGGAGAATTTGATGGGCCGGAGAAAGAAAAAGAGTAATAGATATTGGACTAAAATAACAGAATTATCAATTGCGGCGTATAATCGCACAATAGATAATCCAGCATTACGAGAACGAATATATAGAAGATTTGTATATCCCGCACTTATGAAATTAGCTGAAAATCTTATTAATAAAATGAAACCAGCTTATATAAGATCTAATTTTAAAGATTTACAAACAGATTTAGTAACATATTTAACTGCTAGATTAGATAAATTTAATCCAGAAAATGGAAAAGCATATTCATATTATACTAGATCATCTTTTAATTATTTAATTGCTGAAAATCAAAAAGCATATATTAAATTAAAACAAAAATCAGAACCTATTAATATTGATGAAAGTAGAAATGTGTTAATAGAACTTCATAATGATGATATGAAAACTACATTAAAATATTTTATGGATGCTTATGTAGACTATTGTTATGATAATATAAATTTTATATTTACTAATCCAACTGATATACATGTAGCAGATTCAGTACTTCATATTTTTGAAACTAGAGATAATATAGAAGAATTTAATAAAAAAGCATTATATGTATTTATCCGAGAGCGTACGGGTTTACAAACAAATAATATTACAAGAGTAATAAAAACTCTTAAACAAGTATACGAAACCAAATTTAAAGAATACGAACAAACAGAGTTCATAAAATTGCCATTTTGATATTTATTATTAAAGTATCATATTATGGACAATACCGAAGAACTATTTAAAGGAGTCACGTTTTCAGATTTGATGTCTGACGTATATCATAATTCAAAAAGAACTTCCAGACAAATTAATCAATTAATTGCACAGCTACAACCGTTAATACGTAGTTCATCTGATGCAACTATAATTGTTCCATTAATAAAAGAATATTTAGAAGTATCAGTAAAAAATGATGATCATTTAGTAAAATTAACTGCAATCGTGCAACGTTATATTTCTACTAAACAAACGATTGTTGGTTCTGATAGTTTATTAAGTGATGAAGAAAAAAAGCAATTGTTACAAATTGCAGATGATACATTAACAAATGAATTAGAATCAGAATTAAATATAATCGAACATGAAGAAGCTGAATTAAATAAAAAAATTGAAGTAGCAAAAGAAAAATTAAATAAAACACAAGATGACGCCAAATAATATTAATGTCTATATAGGTGAAGTTATATCAGCTAATCGTTTAACATACAGAGAAATTGCTGATAAACCATTTGAAATACGTGTAAGTATTATTAGTGATCTATTGATCAAATCTAAAATAGACGCAATACCATATAATATAAATGAATTGCAAATTCCGGAAATTGGAGAGTTAGTAGTATTATTTCAGGGAATTAAAAAAAATAGTACTCCTGGTGATAAAAACACGCAATGGTATTATTTAAAACCAATGTCTACGCTTGGAAATATAAATAAAAATCAAATGCCAGGTGTGTCAAAACCTAGGATAAACAAACAAATTTCTAAAATAAAAGCTTCTTCACAGCAAATTATTTCAAAAACAATTTCTCCATTACAACCAAGCCCGGGAGATATTATATATCAAGGCCGTTGGGGAAATACAATACGATTAGGATCAACAAATATTACTCCAGAAAATTCAAAAAAATTACCATATACAGGACAAATAGGAGATCCTATTATTATTTTATCTAATGGAAAACAACATGAAGAAAATAGATATGTTGTAGAAAATATTAATAAAGATCCTGCTTCTTTATATTTAACATCTACGCAGCAAATACCTTTATTAAAATTAAATCATGATCTTAGGATTAGTACTAATCCAACATATACTGAATTTGCAAATTCTCAATTAATTGGTACGGCTGATAGAATTATATTAACGTCAAAAAATGATATTATTGTATTAGATTCAGATAAAGGAATTGAAATTAATTCTGAAGATATTAGACTTGGAATTAACAAAGAAAAAGAATCAATGCTTTATTCCGGAATAGTTAAACAAGTTTTACAAGGTTTAATTGATATAGTATCAACAGGATTTAAAACATCAGATGGTGCAATTGCTACAAAACTCCATACTCCGTTAGAAGATTTAAATAAGCTTATGGCAAAAATAGATAATGATAATATTAAAGTTGATAAATATAGTAGTAACACTAACACAGATATAACTTAAAATAATGGCAATAGGAACAACCATACCGGCAGAATTAGTACAACGAATATTACCGCTAATTATGAATCAAAAAGAACGTGTGTCAAAATTAGCACAAAGTTTAATTGATAAAGTCCAAATGTTACCAGAAAACGTTAAATGTGACGATCCAGAAGTACAACGATTATTAGATATATTAAAACAATTACAACAAGAGATAGAAAAATTAAAACGATTATTAGAATTAATTAATCGAGTTGTACCTATAATGCAAAACGTCGGAATTATTGCAACTGTATTACAAATAGTACAATTATTTATTCCCGCAGTACCTGGAGTACCTCCTGGTCCTATTGCAAAATTAATTAATACGTTAAGTAAACTTATTGATAATATTAAATCTGCAATTGAATGTTTAAAAGGTATTTTAGGTACAGTCAATGGAACTGTAGATACAATTAATAATCAAATTGGAAAATCTATTAATAAATTAGGAAGTATATGTAACAATGAAGTATTTGATATAACATCTGATGTAGCATTAGCAATGGATAAAATTAATAATTCTGATTTATCTTTAATAAACAGATTAAACGATCGATTAGACAGTGAATTTTATCAAGATATTAATGTTTCGGATGAAGATATAGATAACCGAATGCAATTAATTGAAGATTTATTCGAAGAACAAAGAAATTTATTACTTTCTATTAAAGAAGCACCTAGTCAAGTAATTAATCAATCAGGACAACCTGTTAATGAAATTGGAGATATTGGTGATTATTATATAGATTTAGATACAAATTCTGTATATGGACCTAAGAATGAGCAAGGTTGGCAAAAAAATAACATAAATTTATAATCTTAATATTTATATAAAAATACAATTATTATGGAACAAAAAACATTTTTTACAATTTTAAAAAAGACAATTCGTGAAGAAGTACGAAATGTAATAAAACAAGAATTATCTGAAATTTTAAAAGAAGGGTTACAATCAACTGTTAATGAATTAAAAGAAGAAAAAATGCCAAAAAAGAAATTGGTTAAAAAATCTTCTTCTAAATTCAAAAAAACAAGTTTTGCTGATATTTTAAATGAAACGTCTGAATTAACTGAAACTACTCCTGTTAGTAATTATGCAAGTATAATGAATGAAAGCTATAATGATTTATCATTTACTTCAAAAGATGCAGCTGGTTTTGGAATGATGCGTCAAAATCAAGTTCCTTCTATAATGGAAGATCCAGAAACTGGTAAAAGTATGAATGTTGATCCTGCGGTTGCTAAAGCGATGACTCGAGATTATTCTTCATTAATGAAAGCCATAGATAGAAAGAAAGGTAAATAATGGGATATAGTTTTGTTAATGAAAATGATATTGCACTTGATGATAATATTTCATTAGGAACATCTCTTACATTTCGACCAGGCCAAGGGGCATTTAGTCAAATTAGATTAACAGAACAACAAGCATTAGAAAATTTAAAACATTTATTACTTACCAGAAAAGGAGAAATATATGAAAATCCAGATTTTGGTAGTGATTTATTACTTTTGTTATTTGAACACGCAACAGAAAATATTAAAGAAGAAGTTGATAATGTAATAAATGAAGCAGTAAATAAATATTTAAGATATATTCAAATAATTAATATAATCACAACAATTGATGCTAATGCTAATAAAATAACAATTAATATTTCTTTTAGCGTTTCATCAAGCGGAATTCCAATTGATTTAAATATATCAGTCGACGAGGAAGGAATAACAGCAAGTGAGGCATCAACTAATGATTAATAAAACTAATTAAGCTATGGAAAAAGATGTAAATTATTTAGGAAAAGATTTTAGTCAATTTAAGAAAAATTTAATTGATTTTACAAAACAATATTTTCCAGATTCATATACTGATTTTAGTGAAGCTTCTCCTGGAAATGTATTTATGGAAATGGCTTCCTATGTTGGCGACGTTTTAAGTTTCTATACTGATTCGAATTTAAAAGAATCGATGCTAGAACATGCAAATGAACGAGGTAATGTATTTAATTTAGCTAGAAATTTAGGTTATATTCCAAAAAATTCTGTTGCTTCTCAAGTAACATTAGATATATTTCAATTATTACCAGCAATTGGAACAGGGGATAATGTTCGTCCAAATTATGATTATGCATTATCAGTTAAAGCTGGTATGTCTGTAAAACAAAATAACGGAAATAGTATATTTCGTACTTTAGATGGAATTGATTTTCGATATTCATCTTCTGCAGATCTTACTGAAGTTACTATATACGAAACTGATAATACTACTAATTTACCAAAATATTATTTAATAAAAAAACAAGCAAATGCAGTTGCAGGAGAAATTAAATCAAAAGATTTTACATTTACTTCTCCAGTTGCATACGATAAAATTGTTCTTAATGAAAGTAATATTATTGATATAGTATCATGTACTGAATCAGATGGAGATAGTTGGTATGAAGTTCCATATTTAGCACAAGACACAATTTTAGAATCTATACCAAATATAGCAGAGAATGATCCAGATTTAGCACCATTTAGATCAGATGCTCCTAATTTATTAAAATTAAGAAAAACATCTAAACGATTTATTAAAAGAACTCGTACTGATGGAAAATTAGAATTACAATTTGGATCTGGTGTTTCTGATAATAATGATGAAGAAGTAATACCTAATCCAGATAATGTAGGAAATGGATTAGCAGGATTTCGTCGAAGTTTAGATGTTGATATAGATCCATCTAATTTTTTATATACAAGAACTTATGGTCAAGCTCCAGCTAATACTACATTAACTATAACATATACTTTAGGAAATGGTACACAAGATAATGTCGATTTTGGTACATTAACTAAATTAAACTCTATAGAATATGATGATAATATAAATGATACTACAAATGGAGGATTAGTTAACTTTATTAAATCTTCTTTAGCCGTAAATAATCCAGATCCAGCATCTGGAGGTAAATCTGCAGACACTATACAAGATATAAAAAATAATGCTATGGCTAATTTTGCAACTCAAAATAGATTAGTTACGAGAGAAGATTATATTGTTAGATCATATTCAATGCCATCATCTTTTGGATGTGTTGCAAAAGCATATATTGTACCAGATGATCAAATTACGCAACAAGATCTTGTTGAGTCTAGAATTAAGAATCCATTAGCATTAAACATGTATGTTTTGGGATATAATTCAACAAATCAATTAATCGCATTAAATAATGCAGTTAAAGAAAATTTAAAAACATATTTAAGTACATATAGAATGTTAACGGATGCTGTTAATATTAAAGATGCATTTATTATTAATATTGGAATTGATTTTGAAATATCTGTTCTTAGTAATTTTAATAGTAACGATGTATTATTAAGATGTATTAATGATCTTAAAAAATATTTTAATAATAAAAAATGGCAAATTAATCAGCCAATTATAAAATCTGAAATAGTAAATACTATAGCTAATGTCAAAGGAGTTCAAAATGTTATTAATACTCAGTTATTAAATTTATTTGATTCTGATACTGGTTATTCAGGAAATACATATGATTTAACTACTGCTACAAAAAATGGAATTGTATATCCATCATTAGATCCAAGCATTTTTGAACTAAAGTTTCCAAATAGTGACATAAGAGGCCGTGTAGTATCTTACTAATTCTATATTTATAGAAAAAAAGGAAAATTATGGGCGTTTTATCTACAAATCGTTCTCAAATAACATCAGGAGGGTTAATATCTGCAAGTTTTATTTCTGACGTATATGATGTAATGTTAGGAACAAAAGAAGAAACTATTATTTTATCTGGTTCTGTAAAAGTATCTGGTTCATTAAATATTACTGGAAATACAACTGGATCATTTACAGGATCTTTACTTGGGACAGCAACAACTGCTTCATATGTTGCTAATGCAGTTAATTCAATTACTGCAACAACTGCACTTACTGCTTCTTTTGTAACAGGATCTGCCGTAATAGGTACTGTGACTAATGCAACTAATGCAATTACATCAGTAACTTCGTCATATGCAGTTAGTGGATTTCAAATTGCAAGTAGCGGATCATTAGGAGAATTACCTACTATTGTTAACGGCGCATTAGCTGTATCATCAAGTGGAGATTTATATTTTGCTAGCGGGAGTGCTTGGCATAAAGTAACATTAGCTTAAGGAACATTATGTTTAGAATTTTATATGCAGAAAGTGATGCTAC